AGACCGCCAGTTTCCGCTTTTTCCGTATCAGCCTATGCTTTAAGATACTCGTTATCATTAAGAGTGCAATTAAGAGCTTTAAAGGCCCCTGATTTTTGCAGTTTACCGGAGTCCCTGGTGATAAACAATTTATTGACGTCCAGGTAAAACTTTCTGGAAAGGAAAGATTATTTGGTAATGAATTATCCGTTAAAATCTTTCGGGCATTATCCTAAGCCCATGTGACACCCCTCTTAGCCTATTATTCTCATTTCTTCTTTCAATACTGGTCTAGTAGTGAAACCCAGTATGTCATCACCGGAAGCGAAGACGATACCACTATTATTGGTTTATTAAAGCATGAACTTATTATAAAGGATGGATCGCAATGTATTAAATAATGTAGTTCAGGTCGGATGTCCTGAGAATACAGTGCCGTTAATTGAGAATTTTAATCCGTCTTTTCCATACACCATAATTTCCATAGTCAACAAAGCTTTCTTGATGGCTTGATGGTATACGGGATTTATCTCGTCTTGCACTTATAAAAATAAATCTAGATATCTATCAATAAATTAATTATCAACAGTGTCGATAAGTGGAGCATGTTAGTGGGCATCGTGTCCAGAACCGTCATAACTATAAGCTATATCATACGATAAATTTTAACTCGAGGTCAATTATTAGTGTATTCTTGAAGCGACTTCTTGTTCATTGTAGCCACTTATAAAACCGGGTTCTATATGTTTAATGATTTTTATAAAGAATCTAGCAACGAATGATCCTATGCACTTCATGTCGTTAGTGGGATTGAATATGGCTCTAGGTCTAGAATCAGGATCCGTATGGATCTCATTACTTTTGGAGAAGAAATCACAATGTGTTTATATTTCGTTCCTACTCAAAAGACGCTAATATCCGGCCTGGTATAATTTTTTCTTCTTACCGTCAAGAGAATCAAAATAATCTTTAAGAGTATAATCTTTAGCATGTTACAGAATAAACTGCTTAATATTTGTATCGTGTATGTTATAATAGTCTTTAACATAATCTCAGAATTTAATATAGACTTCGTATTACATTCTTTCGTTAATTGAGATTTATCTAAGTAATAAGGCGCTAAGTCCGTTAAACGTGCACGTACCGAATTATATAGCGTTCATGCCATAATGATTTTTATACTGATTTTTACATGAACAATCAGTTTTCCCGTATCTATATATAGTACAAGATTCAGAACCTATAGGCATGAACAATCTTTAATTTGTAGAACTAAAAACATTATAATGACTGGTTGCCAACTCCTAAGTATTGAGGACGTTAACATTGTTAGTGTTTAAAGGCATTTAAATTATGTTTTGGGGTAATTAGTCATATAATCTGTGATCATATTTATCTTATTTAGATCCAGCTCTGTCTTAAAGTTTTTAAAGATCCGATATGAGGTCCTCAGAGATATCTAGGGTATTCATTCCATTTCACTTGCCTTAATCGCTACAACATATCATCTTCTCTAAGATTTTGTCTATAACGTTAAGAATTATATTTTTGATTTTCCTACTTATTTCTTATTTACGTTATAATTCTATAACATCACGTTCGTCCTCCACGGTTATTTCAGGACCTCCTTAATCGCCTCCATTTCTTGGACTAAGATCATAAAAATTACCGATCTCTGCATCCTCTTTAGTGGCTGATCTAGTAACATCTCCATCGGTATTGGATTCTGCCTGTTCTTTGGTTACGCCTGATGTTTATTCATCAAACAAGAAGCTTAAAGGATTAATATATTTCAATAAGGA